GAACTTGGTGTTACATTTGCTTTAGCAACGACTGTAAGAGATCCTACAGCACTTGTGCCTGCTTGAGAAGATGGTGTGACATTAGCTTTTGCTACTACTGTTAGAGTTCCAAGAGCTGAAGTAGCAGATACGCCACTTGGACTTACATTAGCCTCACAATCAAATGTAGGCGTGCCTACTGCTGAAGTACCAACTTGTGAAGATGGAGTAACGTTAGCTTTAGCTACGATAGAAACAGTGCCTAACGCACTTGTAGCTGCTAAACCTGTAAGAGTAACTGGTATGGGCTCGCCCCAAGCACCCTCACCCCAGGTGCCTCGACCCCAACCAGTAATATTAGCCATAAGAGGCTAGATTAAGCTATTCTTATAATAGCTGTACTGGCTGCTGCTGCTGGAAAAACTATTGTAAAATCACCTGCTGTTGATGTTTTATCACCACCAAAGTCGATTGTAGCTACAGATTTATTACTATCACTAGAGTTGTAAATCATACAACCTCTAGCAGTAATTGTAGCAGTACCAAAAGTTAAATCAGCAAAATCAGTAAAACCTGTCGTGCCACTTGAAGTAGGATCTACTCTCGTTAAATTACTACCACCAGATGTATAGTTAGTACCACTTGCTTGTCCTGTTGTAGTAAAAGCTGTAGTGGTTGCACCTAAAGTAGCTGAGCTTGTATATAGAGCTAGTTTGAAAGTATCTCCGCCTGAGTTTTTGAAGTTATGCACTGCTTCAAGAAGTTCTTTCTTGAAACTTGTGGTTAATGTTGATGTAATAGCCATATTAAATCCTTTTAATTATATCTGCTAACTCCGTATCACCAGACTTTACAAAGTCTTGTATCAAAGTAGCTTTATAAGATTTTATAGCATTTTTTATATAAATCAAACAAACTTGGTAAATAGCGTCTCTATATGCTTTTGCTTGTTCTTTTATGTATGGATCTTCGCTTTCGCTAGTGCTAACAATTTTTTCTGTAAGTCTTTCTGCCCAAAACTCTGGGGGATGTCCACCATAATTACTTGTTTTAGCCTCTATAAGACCTAATCCAGGCATACCTGCTGGTGTTATTTCATTTACCATTTCTTTGGTTCTGGTGGTTTTAGGTGTGAATCATGCCTATCTATTAACA